GGTCTATCTTAGACAGCATAGCCTCAATATTTGCACATACTGCGTGGCGTGGGTTGTCATCTGTTACTGACCTACGAGCAACAGCATAATATGTACCCCCTTGCGGTAGAACGGTTTTAAAGAAATTAACAACAGACAACTCCATAATGCCACCTCTTCTCTCTTGGTTAGGAAATTTTATCTAAATATTGGTTAATGATTTCAAACAGCTTATCACTGTATCTTGGGTTATTTTTTGGGGTTTCGATTGGTAATAGTTTTTGGTCTGCCAAATCGTTGAGCAATTTTACTACAACTACCGCTTTGCGTTCAACATCACTCCTTACGATTGATTGTTCTAACTTAACAATCCTGCGTGCATAATCTTGGGAAATTCCTAGTAACTCTCCTAAGACTCGGCTACTAACCCCAGTGCGTTCAACAGCTTTTTGGATTTCAAGTTGCAACGCTTCATTGTAGAATTTGTCATTTACTTTCATAATAACCTCCTAAAAATAAACCCTGCGAACAGGGTTTATTTATGTTTTTAGTTTATTGCCCTGATTAGAACTCTTCTAGGTCATCAACCCAAGTAGGTGCTGCCTGTGGTGCTACAGGTGCTGCCTGTGGTGCTACAGGTGCTGCCTGTGGTGCTGCCTGTGGTGCTGCCTGTGGTGCTGCCTGTGGTGCTACCTGTGATACTGGGGTAGGCTCTTCATCAAACCACAGATTAAGTAGGCGTTCTACTTCACCATTTTCAAACTGCTCAGCGATGTAAGCGACTACTTCTGGTGGAGCTTGGCGTACTGGTTCTGCACGAGTTAGCTGGTCCATGAATGAGAACTGTACAACAGGGACGCTATCACGAGTAAACGACATCTGCAAAGTAAACATGAAACTGAAAATGTTTGGGTTCGCTTTGCGGATAGATGCGATTTGCTGTTGTAGCTTACTTAGGTTAAACAAACCTGCATTAATCTCTGTTGGTTGATACACAGACTTAGCACCGAAGTCGGCAATAATTAATCGCTTATCAGTGTCATTTGCAAGCATGATTACACAACGACGCTTGCGTGAACGAGATTTCCACTGACCTGTAGGGATAAACTCTTTAGGGTCAGAAGCAAGGACATCACGAGTTAGCATATTCCCTTGTACACCACTCTCTGCATCATCAAACGATGTATCGTAGAATACGAAGTGGTCATTTGGTCGCATGGCGATAAGGTAGAAGTCCACTTGCTTATTAGGTAAAGTAACATCAGTACCGTTGCCACGCAAGCTGAACTCACGACCACGAAAGCCTAGTGTATATACATCACCGCCTCCAAAGGACTTGTCTGCTGCGTCTGCAATACCTGCCATAGCAGCTAGAGCTGACTGTGGGATTAGTGAAGTTAGGTTAAAATTTTGGGTGTTTAATAACGCATTGCTCATATGGACTCCTCTTAGTCTTTGCGTTTTCTTGGGGTTGAAAGAGTAACCTGTTCGTACTTATTGAACGGTGACTCAGGTAATGGAACAAAGTTAGGATTTACCATAGCTTGTTCCGTGTTGTAGCGTTGAACTGTTTCCTCAAGTGATAGAACGGTGTCAGATACAACACGAGCTTGTTGAATATTCATCAAATCCTCGATGTCAATCAAACCACGCTCTAACAACTGCGATAACCACTCAACGGCTTTTTCTTTACCACCATTTTCTGCGGTGGGGAAAGAAACTTGTGTCTTTGTTCTACGGGCAAAAGTGCCGAAGTCGAAAGCAAAATGTTTTAATCCTGTCGCCTCTAAGCGTGTTAACATAAGGTTAGTTGCAACTTCTTTGGCTTCTTTCAAAGCCTTTTCAGCTTCTGCTAGTTTGCTTAGGCGTTCGTTGATTTCAATGATGAACTCGCCACAGGCTTTGTCATCAGTGTAAATATTTTGCGGTATAGTAATCATTTAAATCTCCTTGCTTGGTTGATGTGTGTATTGTATCCTACTTGAATGTACTAGGCAAGTAGTTTTTATAAAAAAGTTGAAAAAAGTTCGTAAGTTGTTGATTTATAACAATTCTCTAGTAAATAAATCAACGATATTCTTAGCAATGTTCACACCTGCTTGTAAGGCTTTAAAAGATATTAGGTCTTGTTTCCCTGCTGCTAGGTGGATAACAAAGGTTTCTTTAGCTGTCTGTCGTGAGCTAGACAGTCGTTCAAACAACTGCTGATACATGAATGCACCTGCCATAGGTGTACCATAACAGATAATCATATCCGCACTGGCAAGCTCTACACCAAACGCTGTTGGGCGTGGGTGACATATCAGTACATGAGAGTCTGGCTTATCCATGAAATCTCTTAGGATTTGACTTCTACGTTGTCCTGTTACCGAACCGTCAATCTTCTCGCAGGTATAACCTAAACTGCGTACATAGTCCACAAGCATATCATTGATACCAATGAACGAACCAAAGATAACTTTTTTCCTTTCTGTACTGGCTAATAATTCTTTAAGCTTCTCAAGTTTTGGCGTGGTGTCAAGTCTTGTGTAGCCGTCTTCGGTTTTAACTGCACCTCCTGCGACTTGTAGTAGCTTCTGAGCGAGCGTCGATGCCGTTGTGACATCAATAGTCGTGTCTTGGATTGCACACTGGAACTCCTCTTTAAGTTGTGTTGTGATAGCCTCCTGTTGCTCTGATAACGGTACATACTCCATGCGTACCTGTGGGGTAGGGATAGACATTAACTGTTCTTTGTCGAAGCGTATGCAAGGTGACATGGCTTTCTTAACGACTTCCTCATGACCATCTTTAGGTATCCAACGGAACTGAGATACTTTAACTTCTGTCATATCACGCCATCTTGAAAAATACTTAGGTACATTAAGTTCGTTAATTAGTTTCACTTGACCGTAGATTTTCTCTGGCTTGCCCGGTGTCCCTGTTAATCCCCAACGATATTTAATATTAGCTGATACTTGCTTCGCTGCAAGCCATCGCTGACTACTGGTGTTTGCATACTCGGTAAGTTCGTCAAATACAACAACAGAAAACTTACCTAGATTAGCCATAGCAGTTAGCTCGTTACTGACAACACGCAGTCCATCAGGGTTAATTAGGTACACATGAGCAGGCGTGCGTAAGTCCTCTTTGCGGTTCTTATGCACCATCTGAACTGTTAGGTGGGGAAACCACTCTTTAATAGTACGCTCCCACTCACCACCGTTGGCAACGGTTAGGGGGGCGACAATTAACGCTCGCCCACCCTCGTTACGCAGTACATAATCTACTGCCATTAAGGTAGATAAGGTCTTGCCTGTACGAGGGGTAGAAGTACAGAACGAACGAGGGTTAGCTACTAGAAATCTAGCGGTTTCTAACTGCCACCACCACACACTGTACTCAGGGTTAATCTTGCTCTTAGGCGGTTGATAATACCAATCAAACATCTCGCACCCATCGACATTAATGTCCATGTTGCGTAGCATACGCAGACAGTCCTCACAATGGGGTAATGCCATAAGCTCATCACCGTTAGGGAGTGTAAAGGTACGGTTGGTGAATACATTATCCAACACTTCTGCATGTTTAGGTTCTGGTTTAGGGATAACAATAAGTTTGCGGTGTGGTAGTACAATAGCCATATTATAACCCCGTCAGTCGTCTATATTTCTCGAAGTCTGTATCATCGAAACTCATACTAGGTGTACGAGCCACTTTATCTAGCAGGCGTGCAAGCTCATAGAGATTGTTATTGTGTATGCAAATCCAATAACCCCCTGCGGCTACGATTTTCTTAGCTTGTTTTTTCTGTGCAATCTCATTAGGTTTGGCTTTAAGGTCTGGTCGGCAGTGGTGGTTATTCTCGTCTTTTTTAACCTCAATGCCGATATATTTACCGTTAATCACAACAACCCTGTCAGGGTGTCCACTTTCCCCATAGCCAAAGGTCATAGGGCAAAAAGTATATACATTGTTGTACTTGGCATAAAGGTCAATTAGTTTTTTGACCTTGTCTTTAGCGTGTTTCTCTGTAAGGTTCTGCTTTGTCATCTCTTTTCTCCACTTCATTCAAAAACATACGGAAAGTATCTAACATATCTTTGGTTTGGAATGTATCGCCGTCCCACATATAGCTGTAAATATACCCTTTTGGGGTAGTAAGAATTACATCAATAATCACAGGCTTCCTGCGATAAACCGCATAGGCGTGTTTAAAACTGAACTTAAACCCTTTGCGTTCTAAGCGTAAAGTCTTATACTGCAAATAGGTTAATAAACGATTTAACATCGTGCGACTCATAGCTGACTCCTTTTTTAATGAACAAAACTAACGCAAAGTAAGTGTTTACAATGCGTTTGGTTCGTATCGTGAACCACTCGGTCTCGCCTACCCATTAGAGTAAAGGTATCTTGACCGCGGTAGTTATCCCCTGCACACTTACCGCTTGTACTTAGGCCTTAGTTATGAGTTAAAACTAAGTGGGAGTTGAGCCATTTATGACTTCTTTTTCTTGAAATTGCGACTGCGGTTTTTACTGCGGTCCACAATTCGCAAATTCGATGGGTCATTTGTACCACCTTTAGATAGCGGTACGATGTGGTCTACATCTTTACCCTTTAGTGCTTCCTTACCATACTTGGCAATCGCTCGCCTGCGAGCGGTGTTACGCATAGCACGGATACGCTTTTGCTCAGGTGTCGCTTGATATTCAGCTTGATAACTGCGGTCATATTTTTTCTTAGGTTTCTTAGCCATAAGCTAGTCCTCATCATCCTCTGGCTCATAAATATGTTCCAGAAATTCTGCTGAAACGATAAGACATTCAGGATACATAAGACCTATGCTTGATAGAATATCCATTAGCGTTTCAGCTTGCCATGCTACAATCCACTCGACACCATCGACTGCTTGTAGCTTTACACGGTATTTAACATAGGTCATGAGTACCCTCCTAAGATTATATCACTTTCTACCGTTATGGGGACAAGATACCACATCACACCACTTCTTGCATAGCCCATTAGGGTTATAAGGGAACTCATTAGCTTTATGAGCTGCTTCAATCTTAGCTACTTTGTTCTCTAGGTCGATAAACGAACTGTTCTTTTTGTACTCTTTGACGGTCATATCATCAACCATGAAGTATGCAAACACGGTGATGACCTTTTTGCACTCTGGGTAGCGATTGAAAATACACTTAGCAATAACATCAGACTGTGTTGCACTATCTCGCTTCTTGCCTGTCTTCCAGTCAAAAGCCACAATGGTGCTTTTGTCAGGTGAACTGGCTACAGCGTCCACGATACAACGCATATAAGCATCATCATGGAAGAAGTCGCAGGGTGTATTCCACTTGGTCGTTGCAAGCTTCATCTCTGCACTCACAAGGGCTGATTTAATCTTATCTAGGGTAGGGCGTAAAGGCTCTAACATAGGGGATAATTTATCCTTACCTAGCAAGTAAAATTCAATACTCTCGTGAACTGCTGAGCCGAACTCTGCGTGAGCGTTCGACTCAAACTTGACTTCTTTTGTGATGTACTTAGCCTTATACTGATACGGACAAGTTAGGAATGTCTCGATACTAGTGGGGGATAAAGTCATCATTTTCATAGGTTCTCCAACCGCTTGTTGTATTTGTTTACCAATCCACTGCATAACAGGGACTGCCATAGAGTTACCAAGCGCTTTGTATCGATGTGAATTACTCGCAGGGTTGCCGTTGGTTGGTACATCGGTATAACCATAATATCTCCTAGTTGGTTGGTGGGGTTGTTAAACGAACTACAAAGAAACTCTTGCCAATAACGACTGTATCAGCCTCTGGCATATCTCTAAGTTCTCGTAGTGTGTCGTTAGCTACTTGATGGATTACTTGAGCCAATCCTTTAGTATCTAACTTGGTTACAGGTCTTGCATATTCCTGCACCTTGATACCGTTTTTTGTGAAAAGGTGTATCTCGAATTTGTAAAACCTTGCTTTACCCATAATCTTAGCACGCTTTTTGTGGTCTTGTAAATCACCAAAGTAAGAAATTTTTTGAAAAAATTCTTCCATAATCGATGCTCCGACAAGCGGATATTGAAATCCGCCTGCGTATGATTTTGGGACTTTCTTATGGATACGCTTTCTAGGCATAATCACTCCGATACAATACTTTTGATGGTTTCCATGTGCGCATCAGACAACTCACCTAAGCGGTTAAGCTCGTCGGTTAGATACCACATAGCCTTTTTGATGTCTTGTGCTTCGCTGTTGTTGTCTTTCTTGCCTGCGCGCCATAAGTACTTGACTGCATTGCCTTTAGCGAAACTCATGTGGCGTGTAATATCGATACACTGCACCCCATTGGCTTTGTAGTGGTTAGGGCTAACTGCTGATGATGACTGTTCGCTCATAAAAACCTCCTTAACTGTTGTAATGTGGAACTGTTAATGTTGCCATGCGTGTAGTAGGTTCTGCTACTGTACTGCCTGTTAGGGCTTCCCATGACACAGGGAACAACGCCCCTACAATCTTATCGACTTCATGGGCTAGGTATTGGATTTCTTGCTGTGCGTGGCTATCACTTCGTTGGTTGTAAAATCTCGCCCATGCATGCAAACTGCCACTCCATACCCACTCGGTCATAACGCCCTGTGGTAGTATAAAGCGTGCTTGTTCAGGGGCTACCTTAATGTCAATCATATCTACATAGGCATTGACCATCATGTTACAGTATTTTGTGTACGCCTCTTGCAAGTGTTCGTTGTCTGGGTGAATATCTCCACTACCCTGCTTGACACTACCCTCTGGGGCTAGGCGAAACTCAGGAATAAACAACTCAGGCTCGTCTGATACATAGCGTCTTGATACTGTGTTCATTGCAAAGCCAATCTGATGCTTAACGCACTGTGCGTGGATAGCAATAGGGGCTTTAAACCGTAGTGTTACAAACGCATGGGCGAACGGTGTCCAGTGATTGTGTCGTGCTAGATACTTAATCAAGCGTGCGTTTTGCTCATCAGTATTGAGCAGGGTC